AATACCGAACTGGGTTGATCCGAGTATGAAGGCGGTTGATAGAGGGTAGGCGGTGGTCAAGCGTGTGATCCAGCGGTCGGGTGTGATGTCGTGGCTGATGCCGTTGACGGTGACGCGTAGGTCGAAGCCGGTTCCGGCGGCCATTTCGCGTCGGACGATGATTGGGTCGCCGATGTCGAGCTCGAGGCCGGGTTGGACTCGGTTGCTGTTGCTGGACAGGTCGAGGGTGACGGAGTCGACGCGTAATCTGGGGTTTTTGCGGTAACTCAATACTTGTGTTGCTCGGGCCAGTGCTGTGGCGTTGGTTTCCATCATCAGGCCGGTTCGGCTGTATGACCGTAGGAAGTATTCGGAGATGCTGGTGGCGTCGGAAACTGTTTGTGGTGAGCCGCCGAGTCGTTCGAAGGTGACTTGGTTGGCGAGTTCGGTTTCGTCCAGGTTGATGTCAAGGTCTTGATAAGAAACATCAGTTCCGTCGTCGTCAAAGGTGACTGCCGTGCCGGACGCCCGTTGGGACAAGGTGTTTCGGGATAGGTAAGTGATGTAGCCGTCGCCGTCAACGAACAGGGCTCCAAGGTCGGACTGCTCGATCAGTTGGAGGGCAGACAGGCTGGTGCGGAAACCGCCGGGATCGTTTTGGAGTTCGGTGTCTCCGATGTTGATGTTCCGGAGGCTTGTGGGCCAGTTGATTTGGTCAAGGATTAGGCCGATTCGGGTGCCGGGCAGGTCTTTGTTTGCTGCGCCGGCCACGGTGTTGATTTCGGCTAGTTGAAGGATGCGGAACGCGTCCACTGCGGTGATGGTGACGATCGCGTAGTTGGCGGCTTGGTCGGCCCATGTCCAATCCCAGGAGCTAATGAAGCCGGTGAACAGGTTGTAGCTGTTTCCGCTGTAGGTGGTGTGAACCTTGATTTGACGCATTGGGAGGATGTCGCCGAAGTAGGGGCTTGACGTGTTGTCGGGGTTCCAATTACCGGTCCGGTCTAGGAATTGGATGACGGCTTGGCCGGGTTGGTATTGCTCGAACATTCGGTCGCGGCCGCGTCGGATCGCGATTCGTTGCACGTCGCTGGTGATGTTGGCGACCTGGATTGTGGATGTGCCGAGCACGTTTGAACCGAGGATGCCGTCGTCGGGGTCGCCGAGGACGAACACGTCACCCCAGGCGACTCCGACGCCCAGCCGTATCTCAACGGTCGGTGTAGCGGGTAGGGCCATTACGGGTTGAACACCAGTTGGTTGCCGTTGCGCTGGGAGTCAACCAGGCCTTTACGGACGGATTCGACAAGGTCGCGTTCGGTCACGACGGAACCGGCGACGTTGACGGTGACGTTACCCATGCCGGGTCGGGTTGGGCTCAAACTGCGGCGTCCCAGCACCTCTGAAGGTGTGTCGCCGGGTGCGATCGGAATACCCGAAACGGTCGGGATGAACGTGACTGTTCGCGGCCGGCCAAGTTGGTTAAAGATTGCTTCAATTTCCTGCAGGTTTGCTGTCTCAAGTCGGGCCAAGAAATCGGTTTTCTTTTCGGTTGGAATGCCTTGGGTCTCGAGGATGTATTCGCCAAGTTCAACACGCAGTTGATCCAGGGCCGACTCTGACTCTCGAACGGCTGCCGGTGTGCCCTCTACAAAAGCGGTAACGGCGGCTTCTTTCACGTTGTCGATTTCATCAATCAGGTTGCGCCAGGCTTCACGCCGATCCACGTTGCCTTTCAATTCTGCCAATGCCTCGTCGGCCTCGAGCAGTGCATCCTCCATGTCCTCTAAAGATTCCATAGTTGGTTTCAGACCCTCATACCGGGCTTTTCCCATTGCGACAACGCTGTCGATCCAGGCTTGGTTGAGGTCCTCTGTTTGTTGCACTGCGCCGTCGTCGCCTTGTAATGCGTCCTGGTAGGCGTCAAATGGGTTGAGCAATTCAATCAAACCGTCAAAAAATCCGTCGCTGTTTTCGGTTCCTTCGCGCAATCCTTCGGCGACAATGCCTAAGCCGTCGCCAAGTTTTTCGATTGCTGGGATCATTAGTTCGGTCATTTCGACCAATGCGGGCACCAATTCCTCGCCAATTTTGACGGAGATTTCGGCTAACGCGTCGCCTAATCGATCTTGGGCTTCGCGTAGGTCTTTGGCTTTTTGGATTTCGTCCTCGTCGATAATCTCAAAATCGCCGACTTCGTTCAGTGAGCGTCGGATGTCGCTGGAACTGCTGTTAATGATTTCGGCTGCGCCCATCCAGCCTTTGCCCAGAAGGTCGGCCTGTAACCTGGCTCGAGCAGCCGGGTCCTCAAGCGAATTCAGTTTGTCAATGACACGAAAAAACGTTTCCTCAATGTCAGTCGCGCCGTCGGGTCCAAACGCGATTTCGACGCCAAGTTCCTCAAATGCTGGAATTTGGTCGTTAGCGGCTTTGCCAAGTTTGTCGAACACTTTGACCATGGCATCAGCCTCAATGCCGAGGTCGCTGGTGTAGGCGTTCCAGCGACTTGACTGGTCAAGTGTGAGGTTTGTTTTGTCGCTGAATTGGTCGACGGCTAATGCAAGGTCTTGAAAATCGCCGATCGCTTTGGCGGCGAAACCAGCGATAGCACCTCCAGCGGCTGCGGCAAACGCCCCGGCATTGGCTTTGACTGTGTCAAGAGCAACGCCTGCTCCAGCCTTGAATTTGCCCATGCCGCCTTCGGCTTCTCCAACCTTGGATCGGAAGGTGTCAAATGCGCCTTGGGCCGATTTGAGGCCGGCGTCAACGAATTCGGTGACTATCGGGATGTTGATTGCCATGTCAACCGCTCTTGTAGGTGTTGGAAAGGTCTTTGTTCATGATCTGCTCAACACGCTCAATGATTGGCATCATGTTGCGTTGTATCTCGTCTAGTTGGCCTTCGGCGGTGCGCCACATGAACCGCGAGGGCGGGCCGAGTCGGCTGTTGAGTGCCGATGCGAAGTTTGGGCGTCGGCGGGCTTCTGGTGCTCGAGACGTGGTGCCGCCTGCCCGGCCGGCCATGTCCACAATCGCGGTCGGCGCGTCCTTGGTGGTTACCCTGACGACGTTGGTAACGGTGCGACCGGGCCGGTCGACGTAGCGGCGAGGCTTACGGGTATCAAGTTTGACGGCCACCTTTTTGCGGTTGCCCCAGCCGGTGCGGCCGTTGTGGTCCATACCGGACAAAGGTGCCCCGCCAGGGACCGACTGGGTGATCGCATCAGCCAACGGTTGCACCACGTTGCGAATGTCTTTGCGGATTTCCTTGGACAGTTCCTTGTCCAGTTTGTTGAGGTCGCGGAGCGTTTCCTTGAGGCCGACTACTTGGGCTTTCATGGTGCTCCTTTCTGATCCTCCTCCACTAATTGTCGCACCATGTCCTCCACAATGGAATGAGGGCTGTCCAGCAGTTCTCGAGGCGAGATGCCGGTGCGGAGCGCAAGAGTGGCTATGAGTCGGGTTGCTTGTCCTTGGTTTTGACTTTTGGGATGAAATCCACATCGCCAAGTTGATCAATGAAGCCAGGCCACGCCTTGCACGGCACCTTGGCCTTAAGGCAGGCCTGATAGGCCAAATAAGCGATCTGCTTGAACTTGACTTCGCGAACCATGGTTTCCATGGCCTGGCCTGGGTGGTGATCCTCCCAGGCGCAGGCCACGGCGTAGGTGACGGGTACTTCGTGCTCGTTGTCGTTGTCGAGGGTGACCTTGAGGGTCCAGCCAATCATCTGTCGGGCTCCTAACTGGTTGGGTTACGGGTTGACGATGTCGCGGGCCCAGGTGCCGCCAACAAAAGTGACGTTCACCATCGACAATTCGCCGACCGTGCCAACGATCGGTGTGAACGTCGACAGGTGGGCCCCGGTGATCGTGTATTCGGGGTTACTGGCTGATTCGGTAGTGCCGTTGGGCGAGATCGTGAGGGTGACGGTGTCGTCGCCGCACACGTCGAACAGGGTGGCCTCCACCTCGCTCGAGCCGTAACTGTTGAACATTTCCAGGGTCACGTCAACCGACTGGAGGCCCTTGGTGTAGGCGCGGCCGGTTGCGCCCATGGCAGTCACCTCAAGTTGGTCGAAGCCAACCGTGAGGGTGACCGAGCGAACCTGGTCGGACAGGTCGACGGCTCCGATGGCGACGGAGGCGTTGGTGAGAACGACGGTTGATGTGGGCATTGGTTTCTCCTAGGTGGTGTGTGCGCCGTAGCGCGAGGTCAGGTCGTAGGCCGGGAGCTCTTGCGAGCCGATCTGTGCCAACGAGGGTACGGCCGAAACGATTGCGAGTTTCTGCCGTTGAATGAGGGTGTCGACTGTGGTGAATAGCCAATCGATGGAGTCTTGGTTTCCTGGCGGTGCGCCAAGCACGCGAAGGGTCCATGTCATGTCCAGCACCTTGAACGTCACGGCCTGGATTGTTGGCAATTCGACAAAAATGGTAAGTGGTCGGGCGTTCCGCGGGTCAGTGACCGCGACGAAACCGGCTGCGGTGAGTTCTGCGACGAGCGCGGTGCGTACGTCGGCGATCGGGCCTGTGGCGGTCATCAGGCCACCTGGCTACGGTTGACGCCCAACAGTTTGTGGATGTCGCCCATACTCATGGCCGGCTGGGTAGTGTCCATCACGTCGAACGATTGGAAACCGTCGATCGATCCTCGACGCCGGTACATGGATGCGGCGAACAGAGTGGTGCCGAGGGTGACATCTCCGCCGGGGCTGGTGGTGAGGCTGTCGCGGTAGCCGGCCTCCTGCCGTTTCCGGTAGGCCCACGCGTTAGCCGCGTTGACGCAGGTGGTGATGAACGCGGTGTCGTTCGCTGTTGCGGTGGCGATGCCGAGGAATTCGGTGACGTTGTTGGCGTTGATCCAGGTGCAGGTCGGCGTCCAGGTGAGGGTTCCGAATGGGCTGATTGCGTAGCGTTCAACGTCGTCGCCTGCGTCGATCACCATCAACTGGTTCGGGATCAACTGGTCCCAGTCGTAGTGGAAGTCGCCTTCGTCGTCGACCTCAATGAGCAGGGCCGTGGGAACGGCCACAACGGTGTATGTGCCGTCGAAGCCGTTCCCTACGCCAGCGACCGTCACGGATTGCCCGACAGTGACATCCGTGGCGGTG